GAATTTTCAAATGTAGACACGAAACAAGGAGAAATCACATTTCTTGATTTCTTAAATAAAAAAATAAAATGAGAAAGTCTGAGACTAGCGATAATAAGTAAAAATAATATAAAATTATTGTTGTATGCTAATATTAATAAACATTATCTTTACATATCAAACGTAAAGAAGAAAGGTAAAGTTTGGAAAAAAATAAAACATCTTATTTAATAAAAGACATAGACAAAGCAACGTGGAAGAAATTCAGAGGACAAGCATTATTGAATGGTTTTGACAATGCAGGACATTGGTTAAGGCATTTAATAGAACATATGGTGATTGATGAAAAGTAAACCGAATTACGTAGTAGATGTCTACAACAATTACATCAAGTTTGAGAACGATAAAAATAGAAAGAAAAGATATGAGGGCAACGAGCATTGGTATCACGCTAGTGGAGCAGGTAGTTGTTCAAGAAAACTCTATTTTGAATCTGTTCAGCAAGTTAAACCGACCAATCCTATGAACGAAGATACTCTGAGGTTATTAAGACTTGGAACTATTGTTCATGACGATTTAGAAAAAGCATTAGAACTTCATAATAACTCTATATATAATACTCTAGTGTATAACAATAGAGATAATAACTCTAAAGTAAAAGAAATTAAAAATAAAGAAAATGTTAAATTTCACACAGAGGAAGAAATAACTATTGAAGAATTAAACGTTAGAGGTTTTTATGATGTTGTGATGGAAGAAGGAGAAGGGGAAGAAAGAAAGGTTTACTTAAACGATTTAAAGACAAGTGGTTCATGGGCATGGAAGTTAAAGTTTGGAAGAAATCCACAACCTAACCAATCCATACATTACGAACTACAATTAGGAACTTATGGATATGCGATACAGGAGCAATTTGGTAGATTAGACGGAATGTTTTTGCTTTACTATAACAAAGACACATCAAAGATGAAATGTGTTGAAATACCACTATCCTACGTATCAAGAGCGTATCTATTTTGGAAGAACATAAACGATGAACATAAACAAGGATTACCAATGTTTAGGACAGGTGTATCTCCTGTTCAAGAATGGCAATGTAATTATTGTCAATTTAAAGACCATTGTAATCCATAACATAATATGAGGGACGTAAGACCCGAATGTCCTAGCAGAGTATCGCCGAATGACCTAGGCAGTCTCTCATATAAACATAGAAGGAGAATGAAATGAGTAACACAAAACAAAGCACATTCATGAAACTCTACAAGACCAATGTAAGCGAATACATTGAGAAGAAAGGTAGGTTTAATTACTTATCATGGGCATACGCTGTGCAAGAACTAAAGAAAGCGTGTCCAAATGCAAGATGGGGCGTAACTAAAGCAGAAGATGGTTCTCCCTATTTTAAAACAGAGTGTGGTTATTTCGTAGAAGTATGGGTAGATGTTGATGGTATATCATTATCACAAGTACACCCTGTACTAGACAACAGAAATCAACCAATAGAAAAACCAAATGCTTTTGAGATTAACACTAGTTTACAAAGAGCATTGGCGAAAGCAATAGCGTTACATGGACTAGGTTTATATATATTTGCAGGGGAAGATTTACCTGAACCTGATAAATTAACATCTGAGCAGGAAAAGAATCTGTATAAGATGGCTGAACCTTTAGGCGAAAAAATATGTAATGACTTAAAAGAGAAAGTTACTAATATGAAAATTAATAATCATAATTATGATGCTTGTATTAGTAAAATAAAGCAACTGATGAAAGATGCAGAAAAAGGAGAAAAGTAAATGGCAGAAGTAAATGATGTATTCAAAGAAGTAACAGCAGAGAGAAGTTATTATGACCCATCTAAGAAAAAATCTTCAGGAAGAAAAGGCGATTTTAAACCTTACAGAGAAGGAGATTATCTAGGTCATATAACTGACGTTGAATCTATTATTGTAGATGTAAAAAGAGATGGAAACTATAGAGCAAGACTATACACATACACAATAACAGTAGCGCCTGAAAATACAAAAATGCAATATATGTATAAAGATATTAATGGCGACAAAAAAGTGCATGATGGTTCTGCATATGTAGGTAAAAACATTAAAGGCAAATTGTGGAGATTTTTAGAACCACAAGCCGAAGATACTTTTGAATCACATTCAGGTGGTAATAAAAACTACATGAGGTTCTGTGAAGTAATGGGAGTGGAAACACCTACAGAGAAGAAAGAGATAGATGGTAAAGAAGTTGAATTAAAAATGTTACCAAATCTAACAACAGAAGATATGATGAATAAACCTGTTTGTGCTTTTGTAGCAAAAGGTAGGACATATAAAAACAAAGAAGGCAAAACAAGATGGTTTTATGATGCTAAATTCTGTAAAAAATGGGAAGATGGAAAAATGTTAGAAGGAGGAGGAGCGAGCGAAGATGAAATACCATTCTAACAGGAAAGTACGACCAATGAGGAAAATGCTTATTAATGTATTGCATGGATTAGGCGTTAAACCTAAGAGATTAGGTAAGATGTTCAATTTATCAAGAGCAACTATTTATAGGCATTTAAATAGGTAAAATATGAGGGCGTATAAGAGCAATGTCAAAAAAGAAGTAAGCAAACAAATTAGTTTGGTAAGTCTAAAAATAGTGATACTGTCGGACTTATGCGCCCTTATAAAATGATTATATGAACAAAAAACAATTAGAAGCAAAAAAGAAATACTATAATAGTTTTAAAAATTCGGTAGATTATATACAGGAATATAAAAATGTCATATCCGAAAAAGATTGTAAAAAAATAATTAAACTTCAGAAAAAATTAGAAAAAGATGGATTGTGCTTCGAGGGAAGAACGGGAACGGATTTAGAAAAAGAAGAAGAAACTATTGTTAACAAAAACTACAAAGAATCATATGATGTGCAATTAAACCAATTAGATGATTACTTAGAAACTAACACAAAAGAGATATATGATATTAACCTTTTGTACAAAATATTAAATCCTTATATTGCAGACTACGTATTAAAAGTAGGATTGATGAGTATTGCTTATATAGGAGTAGGGTTGGATTCGTTTAATAAAAAAAGACGTGAAGATAAAGATTTTTTTGAAGATACAAAAGATTTAAAAAGCAACATTGCTTTGTCTCAGTTGTATTTAAGGAGGTATCCAAAAAAAACGGGAGGTTATCATTTAGCACATTGTGATGAAGGCCCTAGAGCATTGTCAAGATGCGTAGCAGGTATTTTATATTTGAATACAATAAAAAATGGAGGAGAAACTAAATTTCCTGTCTTGGGAAGAGAAATAGAAGCTAAAGAAGGTAAATTAGTTCTTTTTCCTCCATACTATACACATATTCATTATGGGGAGGTTTCTCCTGATGAAGATAGATTTGTATTGGTTATGCACATAAATTATACAAACTTAGAAGGAAAAATTTTATAAAAAAAAGGAGAGTGAATGGGAAGAGCCATAGAAATGGAAAATAAAATAGACTTGTATTTTGATAGGTTAAAGAAACTAGAAGAACTTGTTTATGACTTAGAAAAAACAATGGAAGCTATTTTGGAATATGAAAAAGAAGAAAGTAAACCTAAAGGAGAAAGTAGTGTCAAAAAGCAAACAAAAAAAACCGACAATAAAGCAGATAACAAAAGTTCTAAATAGAGTAATCCAAGAAATAAATCAAATCAAAGATGATATATATACTATCAATTTTGTTTTTGGAGAATATGTTGGTTTTAAAAAAGAGAACGAAAAGTTTACAAAGCATATGGAGAAAGTTGTAGATGAAAAAAGAAAAAAAGATGCTGAAAACAGAACTAGCGATAGTTTATCTGACAACAAATAATAAAAAATTCCTAAACATAGAAGATGCTATAAAGCATCAAGGAATGTTAAATGAAAATAAAGAAAAAGAAATGGAGGAAATGCAAATGACAATAGATATAAAGAATCTAGTGTTGGAGGTATTTAAAGAAAATGATTGGGGAGTTTATTTTAAAGGAGAGCCAATTACTTCTTTGCCTGTGCAAGATAATAGTAAAATATACAAGGTCAATAGCGTTAGTCTAGACAGATTTTTTGACTTATTAGATGATAAGATAGACAGCGCAAATGATGCATATATGCGTATCATAAGGAAGGAAAAATGGAACGAGACACAGAATACGAAGCCAGAAAGCGAATCATTGTAATGTATGAAGAAGCTATAGATTATTATAAGAAAAATCTATTGAAGCATACAGAGCATGGTACATGGATAACTCCACGTTTAATTAGGAGTTTTGAATCACGTGTTGATGAGCTAAAAGCCAAACTGTAAATCTACATAAAATATTGTTGTAACTAAAGTGCTTATTTAATAAGCGATGGGATACTAATCCCCAAAAATAAAGGAGATAAATGGAATTAACATTACCATACGATTATGAGATGGAGAACTCAGTATTAGGTTCTATAATCTCAAACGAAGAAAAATTTGATGAAATTGAAAAATATTTCATTAATATAGATGTATTCTACCAAACAAAAGCACAGATGCTATGGAAAAGAATCGTGCAAATGAAAAAAGAAAATACACCTATAGACACACTTACAATATGTTCTACTATAAATTCTCAAGACCAAGAGAATGGACTTACAAAATGGTACATAACTTCATGTACTAGTCCTGACAACATAACTGTCATGCCTGAAATGTATGCATCTAAATTATATGAGAAATACTTAATGAGAAAACTCATTGTGCAATCTCAGAAAATTATGATGAGTGCAAGGCAAAATAGTCCCGATGTATATGATATACTTAATCAATCTCATAGTATAATAGGAGATTTACTTTCTGTTAGGCCTACATTAGAAGTTGATATTGAAAAAGTCATAGAAGACACAATAGAAGATTTCAAAGATAATAGTAATAACATTATATCTACAGGTTATTCAAATTTAGATAGGTTTGCAGGAGGACTAACAAAGGGAGAAATTACTATCGTAGGTGGGAGGCCTGGACATGGAAAAACTACTGTTCTTATAAACATGTTAGCTAGAGCAATAGAAAACGGACAAAGGGCAATGTTTTTTAGTAGAGAGTTACCAAACTCAGAACTTCTCAAAAAAATAATATGCCTTGAATCACAGCAGTTATCATATGGTAAAATTAGACAAAACATATTTAACGACATGGAAAGACAGCTTTTAAATGAAGGCATACAGATGGTCAGAGATAAGTATGGTAAGGATAAGTTTTTAATGTTTGATAATATTAAAGATTTTTCATTGTCTGCGAATGAAGTTAAGAAGTTTAAACCTGATATTATATTTGACGACTATATACAACTTATAGCATATCAAGGTAAGGAAGACCAAAGAAGATTACAAATTGAGAACCTTGTTAATAACTATAAGTGGTTAGCAAAAGAAATGAATTGTGCAGTAGTATTAGCATCTCAATTAAATAGAGGCATAGAATCAAGAAGAGGAAACTATGAACCACAGTTATCTGATTTAGCAGAGAGTGGTGCAATAGAACAAGTAGCTGAGAATGTATTTTTTACATTTTATGACTACAAGGTTAAAGGAGAAGCAGGTAAAGGTAAGTATGTATTAACAATGTCTGCAGGTAAAGTAAGATATGGGAATACAGGCAAGATAGATTTAGGCTACGATGGAGATAAATGTAAAATTTTTAACACAATAGAGGAGATGAAAACAAATGGCAACGGAACAATCCCATTTTAAGTATATAGGAATAGACCCTGGAGCAAGTGGAGGTTTATCAGTAATAGATGAAGAAGGACAAATTAAAGCATTTAAATGTCCTGATAAAGTAATAGATATGTCAGTTTTATTTGAGATTGCTGTAGGGGAAACACCTACTTGTAATGTTAAATTTTTAATGGAAAGAGTATGGGCAAGACCTGCAAACGCAAGCAGAGCAGCCTTCTCATATGGTGTGAATTATGGACAATGGCTAGGAATATCTTCGTGTCTTGATGTTCACATACACACAACATTACCATTAGAATGGATGAGTTTTTTTGATTGTCCTAAAGGCATAGACAAAAAAGATAGAAAGAATTGGCTAAAAAACAAAGCTAAAGAATTGTACCCCTCAATCAAAAGAGTAACGCTTGCAACAGCTGATTCAATATTAATTGCACATTATGCGAAAGAAGGATATTTTAATGGGAAATAAAAGACAAGCTAATATACGAAAAAGAAAAAAGATAAAACTAGAAAAAGAAAAAAGAGATTTAGAAAAAGAAATTATGCGTACTATGAATGTTGATATAGATAGAAAATTACCAATTCCTAATAAAATGAGAATAGCAATGCAATTAAAACTAACTAGATTAATCGAAAAATATAAATCAAAATATGGAGGGGTAAATGGTAAAAAGTAAATTCAATCGTAAAAGAATAGTTATTCAAGATGGTCAGGGTTTAACTATAAAAGTATATGGGGGCTGTATAAAAGAGGAAAAATTTTCTTTCGAGGAAATATATGATTTTGTTCATTATAGACATATTTTAAAAGAAACAATTCCTGCAACCATAAAGTATCACGAAGATGAATTGAGAGGATATAAAATAATAAGAGGAAAAGAAATAATAAAGTTAGATAAAAATGCGCTAGAAGTAACAACCTATAATAAATCTTTTGCAAGTCAAGAAAGTTCATATAGACGAGGTTATGTTCATGGATATAGCACAGCAATAAACCATACAAGCGTCCATCCATTAAAAAGTGTTTTAAAATATTTTAACGATAAATTAAGGGCTTGGAGATATTCTAATAATAATGATATGGTAATACCTCCATCTATAAAAAGAAGGAGGGTAAATGAAAAATAAATGCTTTGCTTGTGGAAAAGAAGTTATTTGGGGAGGAGATTTTGATTATGAAGATTTTGGTCTTACAGGAGAAGGGATTGTAAGTAATTATTCATGTTCAAGCGACAAATGTAGCGTGCATTACGAGGTTTATCAACCTTTTGATTAAACTACAAGACATATTAGATAAATTTGGAGAAGCATATATAGAAAAAGGAGGGCAATGGATGCCATTAACAGAAGGATATTGTAAAGGATTTGACCTTGATTTAGAGTTTGGTAAAATGGGAGAAGAATTTACTCAAAAAGTATTTGAAGGTAACTCAAAAGTTGAAGTAAAAACTGAAAGAGATATATGGGCAACAACAGGCAATATAGCTATTGAAATGCGATGCAAGGGAGTGCCATCAGGAGTATCAACCACAGAGGCTAACGTATGGATACATTTATTGGCCGAAAATGGCGTGATAAAGGGAGGATTTTTATTTAAGGTAGATGAACTAAAGGCTAAGATAAAAAAACTCCATAATGAAGGTAATTTAAAAATGGTTATGGGAGGCGATGATAATGCAAGTCAGATGGCATTATTGCCAATAAAAGAATTGTTTATTTAATATTAGGAAGTTTCCAATTATATTGCTTAAACATATTTGCAACTTTAAGTTTTCTTGCATGGTATGGCATTTCTTTTTGAATTTTTGCTATTTTAATTAAATAGTCTCTTTCAAGTTTTTCTAACTCAGGAACAATGTTTTTAGCATCAGGATGCTTTGATAGCCATTGCATCCATCTTATTGGTTTTCTTTTGTCTTTTGTGTCTTTCAAAAAGCTTGCTCTGTTTGGATTTATTGCTTTGATTTGTTTTTCTAGTTCTCTTGATGCTTTTAAAAACGCTTCATCAATCGTAGATGCTTTGTTTTCTCTTAAAAATGAATGTGCTACTGCTATTTGTGTAGCAAAATATGCTTTTGTGAATTCTTCAGGAGTTCCAGTCATAAAAGAGTTTCTTAAATATTTATAATGAGGAGACCTAATTGTTTTTTCAAATTCCATATTTGGTTTTTTGTATACTTCTTTTTCAAATTGACTATACATTTTGCCAAATTCTTTAGACCTTACTTTAAAATTATTGTTTTTATTGTCTAATACTTTTCTTATTCCGTTATACAAAGAAAACTGATTTTTAGCAAAAGTATCAAGAGCTTGACCTCTGCCTGTAATAAATGCTTTCCCCTCAAAAGGGCCTTTAAATAAATCAATAGTGTCCATTATGTTTCTTTTAGCTGCAGGAGTTGCTATGTTTATAGGGACTTCAGTAATAGAATTATTGTATGGGCTGAAAAATTCTGATAATATTCCTAAAAATTCACCTTTCCATAAAATAGTTGCAAATTGCCTCCAAAAACCTGAATTTTCTTCTGGCATTTCTTGTCCAAATAAAGTAGAATACATTTCTATCATAGCTCTCCCACTTAGGTAGGTTGCTGTTAGTCCCATTAAAGGTTTAATAATTCCACTCATGTTGCCAGCTTTAGCTTCAGATTTAGCCACAGATAAACTACGTCTTGTATTATCAGTTGCAGCATAAGCCATTCTTTTATATAATGTTAAAGGCCTTATCCCCCTATTGCCTGCCCAACTAGGCATATATATGTCTGAACTAGAACCTTGAGTGTTAACGTGAGCAGCATGATTCATTTTTTGTTCAATCATTTTAAATTGATTGATTAAATTATTTTTAACATATAAATCTTTAGTTTTTGAACCTTTAACATTTTCTATATTGCCATATTTTTTAAGCATAGAAATATCTTGTTCGTTAAGTTGATAAAATTCTCTTAGCCTTATTAATGCTTTTTTATGAAGTTTGTGTGATTCAGGATAAGTTCTCATATATTCAATAAGTTTTACTTGGTCGTGTTTTCCAGCAAGAACATTAAAATATCTATTAAATTTTTCTGAAGGTTTCATAAAAGAAAAATCAAAAGATACTTTATCTAATAATTGCTCTAATCTAGTACCTTCATATATTCTCATTCCTGTTTCTGTAGCACCAGTTTTTCTTACCTTCATCATTAAATCGCTGTCTCTTTTTATTATATCAGCAAGTGATTTACCTATATCAGCAACATCATATGCAAAAGCTGTTTGAGCTGTTCCTACTAATACATTTTTAACACCTGATGTAGGAAATGATAACCCTATTTTAGCTAATGTTCTTGTATATGTTTCTAAAGCTTTAAATGATAATTCAAAAGGAGCATCATAATCTCCTAACCCTACTTGTTTTTCAATAACTTTTTTAACCCATTGGCCTTTTTGAGCCATCTGTCCACTTAAACCAGTTAATGCTGCTAATTGTTCTTTTACTCCTGTTATTTGAAATCCATCTAAAGATGTAAGTTCAGGGAATATTTTTAGATTTGCAAGAAAACGAGACATACCAAAAACATAACTTTTAGTTAAATCTATGTAATCTCTTTCATATATTCTATCGTATTTCCCTGTGTCTTCATTTAATTTATAATTTTCTCTTTTAGGCATCCTAGTTTTAAGATTTTTAGCTCCAAATTTTGATACTGAATATGTCTGCATATTTAAAAATGTTTGTGCTGCTAAACCTTTAGCTTGTTTTTGTATTGCTTCAGTAGTTAAGTTTTCTGTGGTGTAATTTTTGCCATATTTTTTTTCAGCTAATTGAACTGCAAATTTTCCTTGCAAATCTTTTAATACCTTTTGCATATATGCATCATTAGTTGTATGTAATTCTTTTGCTTTTTTAGTAAAAGCTCTTGTCATATATGTTCCATTTTCCATCATTCTTAAATCAGTATCACTTAACCATTTTTCATAAGCTGCTTCATTTAAATTGAATTTTACAGCTTCTTTAAGTTCTGATGCAAACCATTCCATTAGTTTAATGTTTTCTTTTACAACTATAGCTTCAGGCGTAAGTTTCCCATCGCTTCCTTTTCTTAAATATATATATTCACCATTAACAATTTTCTTTAAATTGTCGCCTTTTTTATTGTCTTTAACAGTAGTCCACCATTTATCATTAACTGCTTTCCTAAAAAAATCTTCACCTGATTGTATTCTTTTTCTTTCTTTAGCAGATACTTTATTTTTCCACATATATATATCTTCAAGAAGTATTTCTCCGTTATTATCTAAAACCCAAAGGTCATCTCTTATACCTCTTTTTTTAATTTTTCCATGGAAATTATTAACTCCTACAGCTCTTTCTGCTTGTTTTTCAAATTCTAAATATTGGCCTATATATTTTGACATTACACTTTCGTGTGTTACTAATTTGTCAGCTATTGCTTTTAATCCCATATTTCTTAACGCTTCATGCACAGGTGCAGCAAATCTAACACCTTCTTCTAAATATTTTTTTATAGCACTTTGAGTATCTGTATCAAGAAATTTTTGCATATCATTATCTTCAAACCAATTAACACGTTTTCTTTCAACATCTACCAACATGTTTAAATGCTTCTTATACATTTGAAGTTCTTTTAAAGATGCATTGTTAATATTACCTTCGGCAACGCCTATAAATTCAAGCATTTCTTTTTGTTTTGCTTCTGTAATATTTTTTTGATAAACTCTTATATTTTCTACTTCTCTATATTCACCTATCCATTTAAGCATACTTCTTTTTTTACTTAATTTATCAAGATTTAAAGTTTTCATTGCTGCATGAAATCTTTCTAAATTTTCTAATGATTCAGCTGTATAATTCTTTTTTAAAGCTATGTCAAAGTCTTTTTCAGAAATTTTATTAGATTCTAAAAATTTTCCTTTTTTAGTAAAATTTGCAGCTTGAACTATAATTCTTTTTAATCCTTTTTCTGCCTTTTCTCCCGTCATTCCAAATTTTTCAGCTATTGTGTTAAAATCTAATTTAACTGCTTTAACGTAATCTTGTGGCGATGCAAAATCTTTCATTGTTAAATATTTCATTCTTTCAGATAAAGATAAATCAGTTCTAGGAATACCTTTGTTTGATAGTATCTTTTCACCTAATGCCCAAGCAACTTCTTCTTTGTTGTATTTTATTCCAAATATATCTTTAATAAACATGTTAAATCTTTTTAACCAACCTTTAGTTTTTGTAGCTAAAGGATTGTCAATCATTTTATCTATTACTTTATCTATTGTACTAACAGCATATTCTTCGCTAAACTTGCCATTTTCTTTAAAAATTCTTTCTGCTTCATTAATAAGTTTTATAGATTTTTTATAAGCTTTACTATTAAATTTATTAGGAAGTCCATTCTTTTCTGTTAAATCTCTAAAAGCCCTTAATATATTAAATACACCATGAGCAACTTCATGAGGAATGGCCCAAGAAGGAGCTTTATTTTTTAATATTCTAATGTTATTATCTTGAATAAAACCAACAACATCTTTTGGAACTCCATATTTTTCAAATGAATCTACTATTTTTATGCCAAATTGAGGGTATTTTTCTTGAAATAATTTTAATCTAACATTTTGAACAGATTCAGGAGCGCCTCTTTCAACTGAACGTAAAAATTGCATTGAATCTTTACTTGTAAAATTAGCTAATTCTAATAATTCTTTTGTATTTAAATTACGATGTATTAATTGTTGGTCTCTTACTATTTTTTCAATAGATGGATTTATATAGAATCTTTCTATTCTAGCTTTATCATGACCAAACATAAATTTAGCAGCGTCAACTACATCTTTACTTGCCCAAAATTCAGACGTTTTTGCTACCAATCTTTCCCTTAAATCAAAAAATGGTCTTTCATTTTCAGATGGTAAATATTTTGCTAATTCTTTTGTTGTGTTTAATTTTCCATTGATTCCAGATGTTAAATTATTGTTGTTTGCTTCTACAGCTTCTAAATGAGATTTTAATTTCAAGGCATATTCTTCGCTTGGTAATAACAATTTCCTTGGTTGAGTTTTATATTTAATAACTTTTTTCCCAGAAAAATCTAATTCAAAAGGCATATTTAATATATAATTGCCTTTTTCTTGAACAATTAAAGAACTTTTTATGTTAGGCATTTCTTGAAGCCTTATCCCCAATATAGACGAAAGAATAGCAGTATGAATATAACTGTCATCTCCTTTTTTAGTTGAAAGATTTTTAGCAGCTTGTATAGAAGCTTTCCTTACTCCTTGTTTTGGTGGTTTTCTTTTTGCAACTTGAGTTTCATTAAGGTATGCAAATTTGTCTTTAACATGCCTATTAAAAATATTGTATGTATCATTTGTAATCCATCCATAATCTTTTAAAACTGTAAAAATTTGTGCTAATCCTGAATTAAAAACAGGAGTAAGAGTTATTCCTTTTCCTCCATCTTTTTTAGAATTTAAAGAAAAATCATAAAAATCAATTAAATCTTTTTCAGTTATTTTATCTAATGTAAGATTTTTAGTTCTTAAATGTTCTAAAAAATTAGCCCATGTTCCAAAATGCGCTTTAATTGTACTTGGCGCTTTATTGTTTAAATTATAATGAACAGCATCCCACAATATTAACCTTTCAACACCTTTTGAATTTTTAATATAAGACATAAGACTGCCTGCTGTAACTTTGTATGTTTCTTTTCCTTTTATAGTGCTTGGATTTTTAGAAGTTGACGAACCAGTTTCAAATAATGTTTTAGCACGTAAATCAGCATCTCCTAATTTGTCTTTAGGGGAAGATATAACATTATCTAAATTTACCTGTTTTTTGTCTGCTTTATCTTGCCTAATATCTAAGGTTGTATTTTCAATAGGTTCTGATTTTTTTTGACCTTTTAATATTTTTTCACCATATTCAACTATTGTCTTTTGTAAAGAAGAACTGTTTTGATTTACTGATTTTGATGTATCATTTATATTATGACCATCTTGTAATGTTTCACGTACAGGCCTTCCTGCTGCTATTTCAGCTGCAGCTTCACTAGGAGTCATTCTTACTGTTATCGGTTTTTTATTTTCGCCAATTAACGGAGCATCTCCTAAATAACGAGTATAAGTTCTAGGAGCGTCAGGATTTGCAACAATTTTAGCAGCTTCTCCATTAACAGCAGTATCTAATATTTCTTCTGTATAAAACTTTTTACGTTCATTTAATTTGTCTTTAGATACGTTTTTTAAGAAATCTGGAGTTTTGAATTTTTTGCCTTCAGGGCTAAATATCTCTACATCATAATTCCCATTTTCTTTTTTAATTTCTTTTAATTCAAATGCTTTTATAAAAGCTTTATTTTGTTCTTGAGGATTTGTTAATTTAGATACATCATTTATTGATTTACCAAATTCTATTAAAGAATCTAATTCCTTTTGATTTATAGATACTAATTCTGCTTTTTGTTCTGCTGTAAGTTCACTTGGTTTTTTATTAAATAATTTTGCGCCTTGTTGATAGAGTAATTCTGGATTTTCTAACATTGCTCTTTTGTTTGAAGCATTTAATAAATATATTTCACCAGTTAATTGTAATAACTCTGTTTTTTCTTCAGGCTTCCATTTGTCTAAAGCTTCATTTTCAAGTTTTTCTAGTAATTTTTCATATCTTTTAGCTTTTTCTGATGCTAATCCTGCAGCTTCTATTTGCTCAGTTATATTGTTTTCTTTTTTTGATATAGTTTCAGCTATTGTGTCAGCTGTTTTAGTATCTCCACCTTTACGTGCAATTTTCTCTGCTTCAAAAAGCTGCATAATCTCAAGCATATCTGCTTCTAAAACACCTTTTCTACCACCTATAGCGCCCATAGCAATTTTTTCTGAACCTACATAAGGTTGTTTAAAATTAAGCATTTTTTGTCTTTTATTTAAATCTTCATATAAATTTTTCTTTAAATCGTTATATTGCTTAACATCTCCACCACTTTTTTTCATTAAGCTCATACCTGTTTTAAGTCCACCTATAATACCTAAATTAGTAAAATAACTTCCAACAACTGTGTCGAGGTCTATATCTTCTCCTGCAATAGCCATTTGTGCAAGATGCCCTCCAGTAAATACAGCAGCTTCTGCATTAATTTGACTAAAGTTTCCGTAAGCCATTCTTCTTGCAGCTGTTTGCCATGTTGCATCTGTAGCAAGTTTAGCTTCTGCAAACTTAGGCATCATTTTGCCTTTAGTAATAAAACCTCCAGCAGCACCTGTAGCGCCACTCCATAATCCATGCTTAGTTGCTTCCCAAGTATTTTCCCATACATCAAAAGATTCTCTTTCATGTGTAGGGTCAAATATTTGATTTCTTTGCATTGCTGCGTTTTGTAATGCACCTGCAGCTGTGCCATAAGTAGCCAATGAAACACCTGATTCCATTGCACCTTTTTTAGAAAAATGTTTGCCTAAAAATTTATTAATTCCTGATTGACTGGCAGTACGTAAAGCAGCTTGTTCTGTTATTTCTTTAGCCATATTGTCTTTTAAAACTTTACCAGCAACTGTTTTAAGACCAGTTGTTCCTATAGTTTTAGCAGCAGTATAACCACCAACTGCACCCGACCCTAAAAAAGTAAATATATCAATAGGAGAAGCTAATCCAAGAAAAAATGCTCCTATGTCTTCAGCAACACCACTTGATTCACCTTCAACTTGATATTTAGGTTTTCCATTTGCTATTTGATATATTGTACCTGCTAAAGAATTATTGTAAGCTCTTGCTGCCCATTCATGGTCGTCAGCCCATAATTCAGGTAAAGACATTAAAGATAACTTACCCAAGTATCCTTGTTCAGTTTCTTCTTCTACATCTTGTGGAGTTCTAGGTCTGCCTAATGATTGTGTTTTTTGTTTAAATGGATTTTCAGGATATTCATATTGAGTGTAATCCTGTTTAAGCATTTCATATATTTCATAGTCACTTAAACCTATAGCTCCATGCTTATAATTTTGCTTATACCATTCAACTGCTTTTTGTGGATTAATCATTATTTGTATAAATTTACGTAATGTTCAGATGGAATTGTAGCTGGTTCTTTTACCCAATATTTTCCATATTTTAATATTTTAACCATTTCGTAATATTCTTTTTGATTTTGAGCAATAAAATCATCAATAGATAATTTTGATTTTTTAAATTTAACTTGAAAATTCCTTAATTTTTTTCTAGAAAATGTTCCAACAACACTACCTGTATCTTTTTTGTTTCCCCATCCTCCTTTAGATAATGCTTGAGATTGATTTAATTCTCCTGATAAATATTTATTCATAGAAATTGAAGCTTTATCTTCTCCATCTAATATTTCTTGTTTTTCTTTTAATCTGTTTTGAGTGTCCTTAATTTTTTTATCCATAAAATCAAATTGGTCTTGTGATGTTGAATTAGCTTTTTCTTTTTGTAACTTTTCAATAGCTATTAACGATTTTTCTGTTTCGCTTTCATAAAAAGTTTTAGGAGGAGTAACAGTTTCATCTGCATCTGACATATTTGCTTGCGCTGTTTGATTGCTAAGTTCTTCTGATAAAGGAGTGTAATTGTCATCATTAGCATAATTATATAAATTAGCAGAATCTGGTGGTTCTCCCATCATTTTTCCATAACCAACACCCATATATGATTGATATTTTCTTAATCCAGCATTGTAATCTGAACGATACATATTTTTATGTGTGTTTAATTTTCCTAAAAAGGTTTCTGCTGTTTCAGTTGAACCAGAAATCTGACCATTTGCATCTGTTGTGTAATTAATATTCATATCATTCATTTCATCAGGAGTCATCATGTTTAACACATTCATAAATCCTCCAGAACTTTCAGATTTGTTTATTAATTCATCAATTCTGAACATTTTATTTCTTCCATTTTTAATCAAATTTTCTGCCTCACCAACTTGTGCTTCTTTAAATTTGTCCCATTCATTTTTATCTGCTTGATATGCATATAATGCTTCTTCAGGAGATATTAAATCATCTAACACAGCTGCGTTCATAGCCATAGATAGTTGATTCTGGTATTGTACTAATTTATTAACAATAAATTTATCATTACCTTTCTTGCCTTTATTCCAATTATAATTTTTTAATTTGCCTTCTCCTTCAACAGTATCCATTAAATAGCCAGAAATAACATCCATTTCGTCTTTTAAAAAATCCATCATGCTATTGTAGCCTCTTTTTTTAGAAAGATTATTTATATCAAGCCATTCTTCCCTTGTGTCAAGAAATTCATTTTGAGACAAATAATTATCAGCTTTCATTAAAGCAGTTTCATACATGTTATAATCGTTTAATTTATTGTCTGCGTAATTATTATAAGTATCTGCATACATTTTGGTTGATTTGTATCTACCTGCATTATCTATAACAAATTTTGAATTATTTTTTGCGTTGTTTATTTGGTCTCTGTTTGTGGCGCTTTGTATACCAGCTTTAGCCATATCAATTTGTTTTGTAATACCATCAATATCTGCTTTTCTTGCAGCCTTAACTTCAAGATTTATGTCTTCCATATCTTCTAGCCATTCCCAGCTCATAATATTCCTTTATGTAATTTTATTTAACCGAATCTTAATTTTGAAACAGCTTGTTCCCAATTTTGCATTTCACCTAATATATTGCCGTATGCGCTTGATATAAGCTTATCTATGTTCATTTCCCCTTGTTCAATGCCTATACCCATAGCATCCCTCAAATCATCTTCTTTTTGAATAGCTTGGCCTGAACCTGCAAAACCACCTGTATTAATATTTTGTTTTTGTTGTAAAAATTTATCTGATAGTTGAGAGTATGTTTTTTCACGCAGAGGATTATAAAATTCTGTATCTAATGCTTTTAATTGAGAAGGATTAATTTCACTAAACATTGATAGAGGCATTTCAACTTTAGAACCAATTGAATATTTGCTTCTAAACATATCTGCTATGTCTTGCGAAGACATATCAAACCCTTGTATTTGGCTTATGATGTCTTTTCTAGGGTCTATATCGTATCCATATTGCCCTAATTGAGTTAATAATTTTTGTTGTAATGGGTTTTGAATGTTACTTAAATTGTACTGAATGTTTCCACCTTCTTGATATTTTTTAGTAGGCATAACTTCTTTACCGTAAACATCTTTAATTTTTTTAAAAAACATAAATTCCTTTATCTAAATAAATCGTTAATATTAAAATTTCCACCACCATATGCATTATAACTTTTTCCTGCATTACTTGCATCCCAAAGGTTGCCACTTTCACCAAACCCAAGCATATCTAAAAAATTCATGCCAGTACCACCTTTTAAATTAAAATCATCTCCAATGCCAAGTGTGCTTTTAAATTGGTCTGCCCATGGGGTTGATTTTCCTAATAATGGAGATGGCGCACTTAAATTAATATTTGATTGCCCAGGTAACATTGGCCCAAATGTTGAATCTGCAACACTATCTTGTGCAAAAGCAGCATTTTGATTATTAAATGCCTCACCAAATGTCTGTCCCATTTTATTACCTATAATATCCCCAACAACTGCAGAAAAAGCAGATTTTAACGGAGATATATCTCTTCTTTGCTCATTTAACATATCGTTAAAAGATTGTTGTGATTTTTGTGCAAAAGAGCCTTCAAAACCTGAAATATTAAGTTTTCCTAATAAATTTTTCATATTTTTAGCTTGGTCAAAACCAGCTCCAGCTTTAATAGCAACTTTTAGCCATTTACCACCTGGAATAAAATCTAAAACTTTTAGTTTTTTAAAAAGGCCTTTTGATTTTTCTTGCTGTTTTCTAATTCTTTCTTGAGCTAATCTTATTTCTTCATCAATTTTTGCTTGAGTTTCTCCCATGCCTCTAACTAATCCTAACTTGCCTTCAGCTGATTCCCATTTATCTAAAGTATCTTGTGTAAGTAATTGAAGATTTAAATCTCTTAAAGCTCCTGCATTTGCAATGCTTCCACCAGTTTGATATTTTTTATTTTTGTTCAAAACTCTCCTCTTTAAATTTCAATGCAATTTATCTCTTAAATATATTAATATTTTTCAACATATACAAATTCCTAATCGTATTCTGCAAAATTAGTTATTGCTGCTGGTAAAGCAGTTACTTTCATTATAAAATCACAATATCTTCCTGCAGCTGTACCACCCCAATTTAAATAAGAATTAGTTGCAGATGTTTTTGCACCTAGCCAATAATTATATGTAGAACCTGCTGTCAATCCTGTTACTGTCCAATAATGTTGAATAACATTGTCATCTGTTTCGTCAGGAAGTCTGTGAGCATGTTCGTAAGTAGTACCCAAAGAATTAAAAGTTGCATTATCTGACAAAGCTAAAGTTAAAGCCCTGTTACTGCTAATACTATTTGCATATATTTGTATCATAACTTCGACATTTCCACTTGGTGGTGCAACAAATCTTACTGTCATAGCTGAATCAGGTACTGCAAAAGATGTTGTAAGTGCATAAACTGCATGAGTTGCATCTTCTCCAATCATTCTATATCCTAATATCATACCTGCATAAGCACAATTAGCTACACTAAATTCTGTTCCATTTTGTTTAGCTGCATATCTACCATCAGTATCAAATACTAACAAATCAGTTGCATCTATTGTTATATTATCTGCTGAAGATAAAGAAATATCTCCTGTTCCTAGAGAAACAAGATTTACAGCATAATCTGTATTACCTTTTATTTGCAATTTGCCTCCTGAATTCATGTCCACTTTACCAAAAGAAGTTCCATCACTGTGAAAATGAATATTTGCTCCTTCTGCATCTAAAGTTATATCATCACTAGAATCAATTATTAACGCACCTGACACAATAGTATCTAAAGAACTAATAGTTAAATTACCAAGAGAATAAGTAACATCAGATAAATCATTTAATTCAGCTACACTACTTGTACCTGCTCCTATATCACTTCTAACTTCTGCAGCAGTTCTTTTTTGAACCTCTCCACTATTTTCAACTAAAAAGTTTTCACTACTTCCATCACCTGATGATATAGAATTTATTGTTAATTTTCCATGTATTGTAGTATCTGCTCTTAATGCTGAGCTACTGCCAACAAGAGATATGCCTGAAGCTAATGTTCCATTATTTGCTGCTGCTTTTAAATATAAAGCTCCTTCTTCAGAGCCACTTGATGCATCAACAATTTTGCTTGATATAGTTGAATATGTTTGTGTATTAGGTGCATCGTCATATCCATTAAATTCAATATATCCTAAATAATCATCATCTTGTGCTGCTACTGCAGTTGTTCCTCTTTGAGATAGCAATTTAATATAAGGCCCTGTCGCATCAGATGTAGTATTTTTTAAAACAAATTCAGGTTTAGTTGATGATGTACTGCTTACAGAAAAATCTTGAAAAGTTCCTGTAAAAGCACTTTCGCTTAAATCAAGACGATTTAAACCACCAACACCACTTCCTAAATAAAAATTTATTTCATTATCTGTGTCAGATGTTATGTAAGTATCTTGTCCTCCATCAAAATATAGTTTTTTACTAGATGTTAATTTTATATCATCTGAAGCTACTATAATATTACTAAAAGTAGAAGATGTTACTCCAATTTGCAATCTTTCTGTTCCATTAGTATAAAACTTTAAATCATTAGCTCCACCTGTTATATAATCATTAGGTGTAGTCTCAGACATATCAAAGTATATCTTAGAATTTCTTAAATATATATTTCTAGGAGTTCTCAGGTCTCCTCTTAAATTTAATTCTCCATTTATGTAAGTGTTAGAAGCGACATCTAAGTTGTTAATTTTCAAATCTTTGTCTAACCCATAACTTGACAATTCAACGACTTTCCATCCATTTATTGCTCTAATTCCTAGGTAAGTTTGACCTGTTTGATTGGTAACAACTATATCTCCTATTTTGCTAGCATTAATATTAGGAAGAAAATCTAAAAATTTAATTCTTGATTGTTTATTTCCTGAATTTTTATCTAACATTTTTAGTTCTATGAATTATAGATATGTCGTTTATTTGAAATCCTTTTGGTACATTTCCTGGAGTTCCTGATAATTGCACAATTTCTTCTGAAGTAAGCATTTTCTTTATACTAAGCTCTACTGTAGCAGTACACCCATCACCACATCTTAAATTAAAACCAGTAGAATTTAATCTTTGAGTTGATGACTCAGAACCCCAAGTTTCAAACGGAGGCCTAGTCCATTCAACAGTACGAGTTCCATTTTCGCTAAGTTTTAATCCAGTATTTGTAGAAACGTCTAAACCACCTTTAGTAGAATCTGTAATACTTCCAGCTATTCTGATATCTTTGTCAGAACCATCACTTAAATCTGTATAATTACTTACTGTTAAAGTTATTTGTGCTTTTTCTCCAAATCCAATCAAATCATCATGTTGTAATAATTCATAAATTAAAGCATAAGAAGTGCCAGGATTATTTGAATTTCCAATACCAGTCCATGAAAAAGTTGTATTATCAACAATTCCAGCAGTCCCTGCATCTCTAAAAAGTTGATGATGAAAAAACGATTCGTTAAAATTAACCAATTCTTCGCCTAAATATGTATTAGTTACTGTTTCTGTTTCTGGTTCTATTTTTGCTTGCACAAACATTAATTTTAATGATTTTATATTATTTAAAGATTCTTTAGGTATAAGTTCTGCTTGTATCCAATCTCCGTTTGATATTGTAATTACAGAAGATGCATCATGGTCAATCCCCTGTAGTAATGTGTAAGAATTTTCATCATCAGCTGTGTACCCGTATCCTCTCTTTACATTTAAAGTAGTAGAATTAGGAACGTTTTCAACAAGCATATGCTCATCTCCAATTTTTATAACATAATCTTCAAGAATATTAGAAGTACTTCCTACAGTTATATTAGTATCTGTTGATGTTATAGCATTTGTCAATGTTGTTGTATTTTCAGATTTTTCATCTATTAATCCTTTTGTTGCATCATAATTTTTGCTTTTATTAGAATCAAATTCTTTCCAATTATTACTTCCATTAATAGCATAATAAACTTTAACAAAAGAAGATGCATAAAAATCTTTAGTTAAATTTGCATTTTCAACTAATGTAGTTTCTTTATTTGTTGATTTAAATGTAACATAAACTTTATGCACTTTTTTTCTTACTGCTGGGTCTCCAAAATCATAATCTTTTGTTATAATACGCATATTTCTATCATTAAAAAAGTCTTGCAACCCTGGAGTAGCAGAAGGAATGTCATTATAAACAAATTTTCCTGGAGATGTTTCTCCATCTGTTAAAATTGACAAATCTCCATTTACATCATAATAAAAATTAGACCTTTTACCTGTAATAGGAGGAACTTTGTGAAATGGTTTTAAACTATCTTCTTCGCCATTTTGCAAATAATAAGGAACTTCATTTTCTACTCCTCTTTGACCAGCGTAATTCATAGTAAAAGATTGACGTTGAAAATCATAAATATACGCCATATTTGCTCTCCATGTTTCTCTGTAAACATTATCACTAGTATGGACATTTGTTATATTATTTTCGTCAGATAAATTATCTTCATATATATCATTAGATGAAAACCCAGTTGGTAGTATAATTAATTTATCACTTTTAGTATCATATCCTAATATTGGGGCGTATTCTCCTATTATATCCCAGCCTGATATTGTATCTTTCCATTTTGATATTGCTAATTTGTCTTCAATTAAATTATTCACAGAACGCCCATCATATATAAATAGTCCTCTTTCATTAATCCAGCAAATACCATGTATAGTTTTCGCTATTTGACATTCATCATTAATACCTATTCCATCGATTGTTTGTTCTAAAAATTCACCATCTTGGTCGTTTGCTACATTAATTATAAATAATTTTCTATGTTTAAATTGTAATAATTTATCCATGTAAGATTGCAATGAAACAATTTCATCTCCATCATTGATTACAACGTCAATCCAGTTCTTTCTAGGTAATATTCCAAATTTATTTTTTTCAGATTTAATCATTCTGTCTGAATATATTTTACCTTCTTGCATAACATTTCCAACATATAACCTATTATTGACTACTGTAGATGTTTTCCATTGTGCAGTTAACATTGAGCTATTTGAAGCTTCAGATTCTTGCAAGCCAGTTTCTGACAAATAAGTGTCAGTAGTATTAGGTGCAGTTAAATTTGCCCTTGGCATAACATATGCCATTACTTGCGCTCCAGAATCAGTAGTATACATAGCTCCTTCTACAAAAACGCCATTTTGCAAAGAATACATTCTATTTTCTAATAAATCAACTTTTAATTGTAAAGCATATCCTCCTGATGAAGTTGATTTTTTCATATAAATTTTAACTTCTTTAATTAAATTACTATCAAAATCAATAGCATTTCCCATTTGGAAAATCATTGTAGGAGCATGACCATTTGTAGTATTTGAAAATTGTCCATATGAAGATTTTAAAGGACTTTCTTCGTCAAAATAATTAACTGTTGTTATTTTTACATAAAAAGTCCCAACCCATTGACTAGAAACTCCAGATTGTGTTCCCATTTCTATATTTAATCCAACTTGTTCATCTCCTAGATTTAAAACATTACTTGTATCATATTGAGAATCATATCCTTCAAACTCTATAGTATGAAATTTCCATTTGTTATAAGTATAAATTCCTCTAGCTGATGCTGAAGTCTGATAACTAGTAGAATCGCCCTCTGCTTCAGGCCATTGCCCTTGCACCCTTGCACCCATTGCTGCCCAACTAGTTCCCCAGCCATCAGGTGTAATTTTTATAGCTATATTATCTGTTATATTTAATTCTCCATGTTCAAAATAAATATCAATTATTTTTGCATCACTATACATAGGGCCTGACGAACCTGTATGCCATGATATCTCATTTGCATCAGTTGTATGTTGTTGTGGTCTCCAGGTTACAGGATAATTATAATCGTTATTTGCATTATCTCCTGCTGAATTATAATCCCAATTAAAATCTAGCCTTTCACTAAATACATTCCCTATTGGTACAGATTCTCCTTCTCCTATATTATTTGAACAATTATATATTTCAATATTTAGCCCATTAGTCCTTGTTCTTGCATCGTCTGGGCCTGAAAAACTTCCACTTTTATCATTGGAAGGTTCCCAAGGGTGTCTACCTTCAAAGCTATAGCTATGTGTCCAGCCAGGGTCAATAGCTCCATATGTCATACCACCAACAATTATATAATTTCTAGCCATAATTCTTATTTTTTTTATTGGCCCTTCAAGAGTTGAATTTCCTCCTGTATCAGTAGTACCATCTAAAATCCCACTTGACCATTCAAATAATTTGAAAATAGGCTCATCCTCTCTTATGTTTCCAGCTGCCCAAGAATTCCATGCAGGATAATCATCTTCTGCCATATTATTTTCATGTGGATGAGGAAATCTAATAGAACCACTTCTTACACCTCGGTCTGTTGTAGTTGGCATATTTGGTGGCGATGTTGAAAAGCCATCTTCACCAGGAGAATCGGTCACATTAAATCCACCTAATGGGTCATCTGGATTTTGTCGAGTAAGATTTGCATGGTCATCTGTACCTTTATGAAAATTATTTCCACCATTACCTGCTACTGAATTACACCATTTTTGTTTTAATCCAGTCCTAGTATTTATTGTATAGCCTCCATCCTTATAGTCTGCTGAACTAATTATAAATTCATCATCATTTTGAGCTGAATGATTAAAGCCTGAACCTGCTCTATTTTTATATTCAGTTAGACCATCAAAATTTCCATCTATCATAGCACTATCTGCAACAGTTTGAACGCTATCTAAGGTAGGAACAAATTGCTCCCCCGAAGTAACTTTAAATCCTTTATCGTTAGATTGATTATCATAAAAAAAAGTGTAATATGGGCTTTCTTGTGTAAAATCACCATTAGATATTATTACTCTTCCAAAAGTTGATGTAAAATTTATATAAGCTTTACCACTAAAAGTTGGAAGCAAATTATTGTAATAATCAGGAAATTTTTCATATAATTGAGTAGCTGTATTATATTGATACCCTACAACACTTGTATAGTCTGCTGAAGATTCATAATAGGGTACTAAAATATAATGAGAATCATTTATATTATCTTTGCCAGAAACTCTTGTTATAGATACATTGGATATTTCTAAATTTAAATTACCAGAAAGTATAGCTTCAGAAGACCCCCATTTCCCTGCATTTATAGAAAGTTTCCATTCATCGCTTTCTTCAATGTTATTAGGTAATTGAAAATCATAATAATAATCTCTAGGATTTGATAAGCTATCTACTTTATAACTTGAAAAAGATGGAGTTACATAAGGAGGTTTAGTATCCTGACTCCAACTATTAGGATAACCTATATTTTTTATCCAGCTATTAGTATAACCTCCATCAAAAGAACCTACCCTAGCTTCATTATTAGCAGAACCTAAATTAATTGCATTAGCAGGATACAGCCTAATTCCTGTTATTTTTATATTAGCTGCTCCATTTTGTCTGTGTTGAATTCTTATTTGAATAGTTTCACAGTCATTTGGAAGGTTTATTAAAGAACCTTGTAGTGTACTGTAACCGTTCACTTCAAAACCATTGTCTGACATTCTTCGATTTGTATATTTGGTTTTTCTATCTAAATTATTTGTTGATATAAGAGTACCAGTACCACCTGTTGTATCATAAATTTTTATAGAAATAAGGTTATCAGTTTTATATATACAATCAAAATATAACTGTTTTCTACTTGGATGTATTTTATACAAATCAGCATCACTTGAAAAATAACTTGTAATATCAATGTTGTCTGTGTGAGCATGATTCCCATTTGCAGTATAAGATGAATTAAATGATACACTTAAAACATTATTAGTTCCACCACCCATATAACCTTGTAATTCTGTATCACTATCTGCTTCTCTTGCAATAGTTACATTGGTTTGAGAGTTCCAATCAGGATAAGAAGTCCATCCAATATTAGTAGAAATTTCTCCATCATCAGGGTCTATACATAAATTAGAAGTTGCTTTTGGAATTATGTTAGGTGCTGTATTTCTAAATTCGTCTAAATTTTGTGCGCTATCTGATATATATTTATTTATACTATCGTTAATAATCCTGACTCTAGGTAACTCTGCTTCTGGAGTATACAAAAAAGGTTCGTCGCATATCATTGAAAATTTAACTTTATATGTTTCACCTGGAATTAATTTAAAAGTAGAAGAAGTTATTTTCCCCATATCAACTACACTATTTGCGTTAACTGTAGCTCCTGTTGTATTTGTAATACTTCTTTTAGAACTACCTGAATCAGTATTTTTTACAATCCAACCTGCATTATTTGCATCTCCATTATCCAATTCCCACCCTGAAGGAATTTCATTTGCAGGAGTTAAACCAAAATCTCCATTTTCAATACTAATTGGTTTAAAATCAGAATATACAGAAGCTATCTGTGAGGAAGGCCTTCCAAAAGATATTTCCTGTAATTCCTGTCCAGTAATTTCTTTTTTCTCAAATCCTCCAGAAAGCCTTATCCTAGCATTTTCATCAGTACATACGTTATCTAATGCTTGAAATTCATTATCTTTTATATCTCTTGGGTCAGCATAAGTATTTAGGCCACCTGCAAAATTTTTTATTTGCTTTGAACCTTTAGCCATTATTTACCTTTAATTTTATCAACTATTGGTTTTAATACCATATCCCATACTAAATCATCTTTTTTAGATGGTGATAATTTAATGCCTTTTTCTAAAACATATAGCCCTAGTAAAAACCATTCCCAATTTGATGTAATAAATGATAACATGTTATCTCCTTATTTTTTTTCTAGTTTTTTTAATCTTTTCTCAAGTCCTTTAATTGGAGGATGAGAATCTTTTTCTAATATAGCAACTTTCTTTTCTAATTCTTCTATATATTTACCTTGTTTGCTTACAGTTTTTTGAACTTGTTTCATTTGCATATCAAGTTCATTGTCTTCTTCAACATATTTCTGAAGTTTGTTTAGCTTATGTTTTTCAACAATTTTCTTTAATACTATGTCAATTACTTTTTTTGCTAATATTCCTTGTATCATTTTATTCTCCTAAATAACCCACGTAATGTAGATACAATAGTCCCCCTAAGAAGACTACCCAAAATCCAAGCCAAAACGCAGTAGATTCCTGCAATTAAAACCTCCAATTAATTCCTGTACTAATATTATACTCTTCACGACCATAATATTTTAATTTATAACCCTCAATAAATACCCCAATATGCTCACTTAGATTAGCTCCAACCAGAGCGCCAATGTCATATTGCTCTTCACCTCCATCATACGATTTCTCTGTCAAACCGACAGTCGATAAAAATGAATTTACCCAAATATGAGAATAATACTTGTCATTCCCAATGTAAAAATCTAATCCTAAAACTATACTTGCTTCTGCTTGCCATTCTTTTACTTTATTTTCTTTATTATATTGGTCTATAATAGCTGGCATATGATATTCGTAAAACTCTGCATCAGAGTATGCAACTGCAACGGAGTCAGAGTTCTCCCAATAATAACTAGCTTCCTCATAAAACATTTCCCAATAACCTTCTTCAGTAATTGGGTCAGTTTCAATCCATATATAATAACTATCAATTTCATTATTTCCGTTTAAATCGTGTAAAGGTACTAAATAATCAGTATATCCGTATTCATATGCAAGATACCACCAAGGGTCTTCATAATCTTCGTATGCAGGATGTCCATACACAGGATGTCCCATAATATTTCCACCTAAAGATAATAATACTGCTCCTAATTCTAGCTTATATCTAGCATCATAAGAAGCGTATTGCAAGTCCCTGCTTACTTTATCTAAATATTTAAATTTAGTTACAAAGCTCTTATTTGACCATTTAAGCCAATATTCTTGGTCAATGTACTCATGACCTCTATTTCTAATAAAACTAGCAGAAAACAGGTATTCTAAGCCTTCAACAGCGCCAAATAAAGCATTGTCACTTAAAGCTTTTTCATTTCCTTTGTAAAATCTACTTCTTGATTGATTTGGAAATAAAGCTATTTTTCTTATTCCTACGTTATATCTGTAATCGTCTTCTATTTGAATATTTCCTTTTACATAGGGCGTACCCATAGATGCAGAGCCATATATAGTCGAGTTACTGAATATACCAGAAAAAAGTAAACTAATAGACGTAGCCACATACGCAATATAATTTTTATATCTTCCACCAAGCATTACTAAAATCTCCCTCCACCTGAGTTACGTTTTTCTAATTTTTTTACTCTTTCTTCAAATTTACCAATCTTTATATTTAAATCATCTAACTTATCTTTACAATCATCAATGCCTGATAAATCAATGTCAGGTATATCTATTTTTTTGTTTTTTAATTTATTTAATTCTTTATTTACTTTAATTAATTCTGAATTAAGTTTTTGAATTTCTTCTTTAATATAAGATAAATCAGCTGCTAAAGGAGTTAAACTTGAAGACAATGCTTTTAAATCTTTAAATGTTTCATCATATTCATCTAATTTATAAGATATTATTTTTAAATCTCCCATAGACTTAATATTGTTAATTTCTTTAGTATTATCTTCTACTGCTCCTGTTAATGTAAAATATACACCAACTCCTGATACTACTACAAACATAATAGTAACAAGGAATTTTAAGTCCATTTGAAATGCTGTATTCTCGCCTATTTTTGTTGCCACTTCTTTCTCCTCTTTAACTTTTTCAGTTATTTTTATTTGTTGGTCATTTAATGCTTCTGCTACTTCATCAACAGTTACATGTCCTTCTTCTATTAAAACTTTACCTAACGGTACAGACCTATTATAATTAATTGCTTCATCAGCTTGTTTACTTAAAGCAGATGTTAATTGTTTTTTATTAATATAGCCTTTTAATAATAATAAATCTCCAATTTTCATTTTTAACTACAAACAACCACTTCAACATCACATGTGCCTGAGTTTGCTTTTGCAGTAACAGCTACTATATCGTTATCTCCACTTCCTAATGTTATAGCTGCTCCAGCTGTAGCATCCATTGAAGCTAAATGTCCCCATAATATAAATGATTTTCCAGCTCCAAGCTTATAAGAAAATTCATCATCATTTGCATTTTTAAGTCTTAATGTAACATAATTAGTAGCATCGTGATTTGTTATTCTTGCATATGTTACATTTTCATCGTCAAATTGTTGCCCAGATATATGCGCACCATTATCATTAGTAGTATATAAAGTATGTTCAGCTGTATGAAGTACGCTTATTACTCTAGCTAATATATCATTAACAGCTACAACTTCTGCTATACTCGTACTTAAATTAGTCGCTGTAGTTCCACTACTTATACCTGTTTGATTAGTGCCAAAATCTTCAGTAATAGTTATTGTTAAATTTTGCGCTCCTATTGCCATCTATTTTCCTCTTTCCTTATTTATGTATATTTATACGTTTATAATTTAGTAAATTTTAATGTTCTTTCAAATTCATGCATTAAACTTCTATTTATTGCCATCTATTAACTCTCCCCAAAGAGAAGTTCTTCCGTTTATTATTTGCACCATATGAACTGTAAAAAGCCCACCTCTAAAAAAATCTACAACTGCAAACGCATGCGCCCATGTTATAGCTTTTCCACCCAACCACTTATTTTTTTCATGACTCATATCTTTCAAACAACCAGCACTCCAAGCTGATTTTGGGCCATCTATATGAGTAACAGATGCTTGTTGTAAACTATGATGATGACCATACATAACATTTCCACCTAATTGAAGATGTGCTTTTGCATGATGAAGACCAGATTTGTGATGACCATGGTAAAAATGAAGTTTACCTACCTTTAACCATTTTTCTGGTGGCAATCCTGCATCATATACTTTGTATCCTCTTTCTTTAAATTTGCAAGCATCTTTAAATTTATATTGAGGTAAATATGGATGTTCAGCTACAAACATATCTAACCAAGCGTCATGATTGCCTTGACAAATATACCTTTCTTTGCATCCTGCCTTATCTAAAGATTTATCAATGTCATCTAAATATTCATTTACATCATGTATATCTTTTTCTATTCTAGGAGTAATATACTCTAATGGTGGTTTTTTCTTTCTCGCCCATTGCCAATGCGATGCGCTTCCCCATTCTCCTAAATCACCTAAATCAATATATATGTCAGGTTTTACTATTTCTATTGCTTGTTTTACTACACTTATTGCAGCTTTATCATGCAATGGAACGTGCTTATCTGGTGTGACTATAGCTCTTTTAACTATGCCACTTTTTTGTTTGGCCATTTTTACCTCTATTTCAAAAAACTATTTTTTATTGTCTTTATTTTCTTTCTTTGATTTTTCTTCGCTTTGCAATGTAAGTAATAATTCTAAAGCACCATCAATTTTATTTAATAATGTTTCGCTATTAAGCATTGCTTCTTCTATTTCATTCATTTCTGATTTTACTTGTTTTCTTTGATTTTTTAAGTTTTCTATTTTTTCTTTATACACTTTACTTTCCTTTATTTATTGTAAAATTCCTATTGCTATTAAATCTGTTATAAGTGTTGCTAATACATCTGTTGTATCTGCTGCACTTGTAGAACCTGTAATAGTTCTGTTAGTACTAAAACTAGAAGAAGTATAATCAGGAGCTGCTGCTGGTGACGCACCATTGCATGCAAATTGCCCAAGTATCTTTAAATTACCACTTGTATCTAATTCAAATTTATTTTCTGAAAAACCAGCATCTGTTCCTATGCAAAATAAATCATCAGAAGAACCCCCAGTCACATCATTCCCTATAACCCATTTTAATGCTGCTATTTCATATAAACCAATTTCTGCATCTCCGAATGAACGTATATTAAATCTCATGTTATCTGTAGTAGTCAAAGAATAATTAAGCCATGCTACACTAGTACCACTATCTGAATCACCCGTAAAGTTTGGGCCATTTAAAAAAATAGAATTTGTTGTTAAATTTCCAGCAATTGTAACATTGCCACTTGTATCTAATTCAAATTTATTTGCTATAAAATTAAGACCTGTACCTATGCAAAATAAATCATCAGAAGAGCCACCAGTTGCATCATTTCCTATAGTCCACTTTGGTGAACCTCCTTCATATAAAGCAATTTCTACATCTTGGTTAGAATATGAACGTATAATAAATCTCATTTTATCTGTAGTAGTCGAATCATAACTTGCTTGCATCGTAGATAATCCACCTGTAGAACCACCACTTAATATTGTGTTTCCATTTAATGTTATAATTCCACCTGTTGTTAAACCTCCATCTATTTGTAAATCACCACTTTCATTTAACGTGGCTATTTCTGTAGTGTCATTATAAAAATAAAACTTTTGACCTGTTTCATCATTATCATCATCTAAAATAAATGATATATTGCCATCAGAATGAATAGCTAAATCAGCATCAGTAGCTCCTGTAATATCTCCACCTAATACAGTTAAATCTCCAGCAATAGTTGCATTACTACTTGTATCTAACGTTATAGCTGTTCCACCATCAGATGCGTATATAATGTTATTACCTAGTTTTATACCACTTGTAAAAGTTGCTAATCCTTGAAAAGATGAAGAATCAGCAAAAGATGCAGTTTCATTTACAGTTAAATCTGTACCTACAACAAGTTCTGCACCAGTTTCTAAATCATCATTAACTGTTACATTTCGACCATTTAGTGTTATTGCTGTTTCACCACCGTATGAATTTATTGTATTACTGTCAATAGCTAAATTACCAGTAATTCTTGTATTAGCAGCATCTAAAAAAATAATGCCTGCAACATCTAAAGTTAAATTACCTGATGATACATCAATTTCATTATCTGTTAATGTCATATAAGAATTAGAACCAAGATTTAAAGAACTTTTTACATCAAGTGTCCCAGTAATTGTTGAATTTGCTCCAACGTTTAAATCGCCTGCAGTTGTTGCATTACCTGTTGCATTATCAACTTCAAATCTATTTATCCCTGATTGATTTTTAATAAGAAATGATTTATTATTATCAAGCGTAAGTGTTGTATCTATAGTAGATACTGTAGATGCTGCTTGAGTATTGCTTTCTGTAGTCCAAGTTGTTGCCACTTAGGATTCCTTTATAATCTTGGTACTGCTAAACTTCTTATTCCTGAACGTCTTGACCTATGTTTTTTAACATCTCTTTCATACATTGCTCTGAAATATTGAGCTTTTTGAAAATCTCCCATATCCTCAAATAATCTTGCTTTTACATAGCATACAACAGAATTATGTAATGCACTATCAAGCCCTACATTTGTATATAAATTATTTGTGATGTCTGTCACTTCTTCGTATTTTGAATGATATGTTATTCTTAATCCGTTTATAACATTATCGCTGCTCCATGTACCGTTTTCTCCTGCAGTAGATGCCCATGTAGCTGTAAAATAAAAACTATTATCGTCAATTCTTGTTATTGTTTCTGTAGCATCAAAATTAGTTGTACCTGCAATTGTTATACTATCACCTGTTAAAAGTCCATGGCTTAAAGAAGTAGCTTTAACAGTTCCTGTTACTTCACTTCCATGATTTTCAAAAGAAGATATAGTGCCATTGCTTCCATTTCCTTCAAAAGTATCATATTTTTCAGTAGTTCTTTCGTTTGATGCAGATTCTACATCTTCTACAAGAATAGCTACTCTGTTATCGTCATTATACCATGTAAAGTAATTATTTGGATATGTTCTTTTGTCTGTTGCCATTTCTCTCCTACATTAAAGAATTTGATGCATCATCTGTATCAGCTCTTAATAAATTATGTGGGTCTGATAATTTAGGTATCATAACATACCTATTATTTGTATCTTTTATCTCAACCCTTATAATGTCAATAATATTATCTGACAATGTATACCATCTTTGTTTTGGAACTAAATCTTGTTTTGCTGAAACTGTATAATGTTGTTTTTTAGACCCTATATCAAGCAATGCATCATTAATTAAACGCATCATATATTTTTCTGGCTGTCTACCAAATGAATGTTCTACTTGTAATATTACATCTTTTGCTGTTAAACTTTTTGCCATAATAACCCCTATTTGCTAGCTACAAATACTTCAACATCGACTGCTGCTGTATCTGCTTCTGCAGTTATATCTACTAAATCTCCAAATCCTGCTGCATATGTACTTGTACCATTTGTATCAGAAGAACCAGATGTATGACTAGCTATAGTAGAAGTAGTTTCTGCTCCTGTAGTTGAATTTCTAGTAACAAGCCCAACTTGAGTACCTCTGTATCCATCAGTAGAATCACCACCTGTTACACTACCTACACTACTGCCTGAAGGAACTTGTGCATTGTCATGAGAAACTCTTAATCCAGGTATAATTTTATTTGTTGCTGTAATATTAGTTATATTTGCACTACTATCAGTCGTATCTCCAGTTGCTTCAGTAAATCCTAATGCTACTTGATTAGCAAGCATTGTATCAATTACACCACTATTTTTGTCACCATTATATATAAAGCTTTGTCCTGACCCTAATTTCATGCAACATTCATTATTGTATTCATTTTTAAATACTAAATATATAAAATTAGAATCGTCTTTATTTGTTATTCTAATATATCTAACGTCAGATTCTATATATGTTCCTGCTGCTACAGCAGTAGAAAATGCTAATAATTGAATTTCACTTGTAGGAACTGTAACAATTCTTTTTGATATTTCTGCTACACTTGGTATAGTCATTGTATTCATTGCACCTTGTTGAGTTCCATTTAAACTAATTGTTTCTGTTATTGTAACCTTTAATGGTTGTGCTGTAAGTCTTGTTGCCATCTAACTTGCCTTTCCTTGATTTGGCTGTACTAATGATTTGCTTTTAATGACATTAACTTTTAGTACATAATCTTGTTTTAAATTTCCTATTAATGAATTGTATAATTCTGGGTCTTCTTCTGTTGCTGATAAATATTCTAAAGCTTTTATAGATGCGTTTAAAACAACTAATTCTTGGGCTTCATATGGAAAATCATTAATTTCATTATCAGATTCTAATACATTCAATAATTCATCTTTATCTAAATTATCTTTTGTTAAATTATATGAAGCATATCTACATTCATAACCATAAGGCAATACATTAATTTTTCCACCTTCTAAATAATATGCTGGGTCTGTTGATGTTGCGTATAATATATCAGAAGAATCTTCTAATTTCCCTTTTTGTGTTGGATGCACAAACCTGCATTGTATCATTTTTGAACCATTATGCATAGTAACATTGCTTACGTCACATTCAGGTGATTCTATTTCTGCTCCTGCAGGATTTGATTCAAAAGTAAAATAAGTTTTTGCTCTTTCAAGCATATCTTCAGGAAGCAATTTTAATACTTCCATTATACCTTCTTTTAACCATTGAGTAGTTAAAGAACTAAAAGTAGTAGTATCAAATGCATTTCTAGAAGAATCTGCATCAAATCCAGACAATGCTTTTACTCTATCTCCTAGTGTTAATCCTGAACTATATATATTTGCATTAGCCATTATATACTCGCTATAAATACTTCAATATCGCATGCTGCTGTAGGAGCTGTAGCTTTAAGAGATGATATGTCATGCCAACCAGTACCTATATCTATAGTTGCTGCTGTTGCAGCGTTCATTGTTCCTTCATGTTGATATAAAAGGAAAGATTCTCCTGAGTTTAATTTATAAGCAAACTCATCATTATCAGCATTTTTAACTCTTAAAACTATGTAATTTTCATCATCTAAATTTGTAATCCTAACGTATTTAATATTATCATCATCAAAAGTACTTCCTGCTACATTTGAGTCATGAGTATCATATAATAAAAGTTCACTTGTAGGAACTGATATAATTCTTTTAAATATTTCATCAATATTAGATATGGATAATGTTTGACTACCACCTTGGTTTTTACCATTTAAATAACATTGTTCTGTTATTGTTACTTTCAATGTTCCATTTGTTACTGTTGTAGCCATGCTATCCCTTCATAGTTTTAATTGATTCATCAATTGTTGTTGTACTAAATTCCATTTTTGTAGTTCCACTTAAAGTGTTGCGCATATTAATATAATTAGATATTTTACCTGATGTGCCAAAAACTTTTCCACATTCACATTCCTTAACAACCCCTTTAGGTACTTCAGTTCTAATTCCACATGAACAATAATATATCCTCATAATTATTTGCTCTGTTTAATTAATTTGTCAATAGCACTATGTGCAGTAGATTGTTTTTTACTATGGGTATACCCTTTTTTACTTAAACTTAAATGTTCTGCTTTAGTATTAGCTTTTACTGCTTTACCATTATCGTACATCATGTGAGGTTTAAAATTTTTTTTAATTTTACCTCCATCTTTATATGTATTGCTAGGCATACTAGAAGCATCCATTAAATCAATTGTAGGAGCATCAGGCTGTATAGGAATTTCACCTCCTGTACCATCAGGTAATTCTACTTTAATAGCTTTTTCTTGCTGTTCTCCTGAACCTTTTTTAATTAAATTAGCCATTAATAAAAACCTTTCATTTATTTGACTTTTTTAAAGCCCATTTATTAAATCTTTGTGGGTCTTTTTGTTTTAACATTTTTTCATTAATTTCTAAAGCTCGCTTATTAAATCTTTGTGGGTCTTTAGAATCTTTTTTCTTAGATTTTTTAGGTTTATCTAAATCTTTAGGAGATGCTTCAGTAACCCCATCTAATGCTTCTAAATCTTTTTTAGGCATATCAGTAACTTTGTTATCAGATTTAACTTTAGATTTAGATTTAGATTTAGGTTTGTCCTTAGGTTTGTCCTTAGGTTTGTCATCAGCTCTATTAGTTGAGTATTTACGACCATTCCATTCAAAAGTTCCACCAGGGCCTTGAGCTTTTCTAGCAGCTGCAAAAGCTTCACTAAAACTTTTTGCTTGCTTAGTGTCTTTTTTATAAGTAGGATAAGCTCCACCTTCAGTAACTTCAACTTTTTTGATATTTTTCTTATCTTTAAGTTTACCTTTATAATCTAGCTTATCTTTGTCTTTTAAAGTTTTAGCTGTAGTTGTAACTTCTACACCCTTGTCTTTTAATTTTTGTATTTTCTTCTTATTTTTATCAGCCCTTCTAGAAGCTCTTTTGTCTTTACGAGCTTGCCTTCTTGCTTTACGTTTTGCTTTTCTTTCTTGACGTTTTTTTTCTGCATCTGCAGATTTCTTTTTCAATTCGTCACGTTTAGCCTGATTTTTTTCATAAATACTTTTAACTTCTCCACCATCTTCATATTTTGCACTAGGAGCTGTATTACCCCTATTACTAGCATTACTTATTGGCCAGTCATAATATAATTCTTCTTTACCCTTGGGCATTATTTTCTCCTTTTCCTTGCATCTCTAATTAAACCACCATATTTATAGTTTTTTCCTGATGGTAATGTACCATATTTATTAATATATTCCAAAAAAGGTTGAGTTTTAGGATTTACTGATTTTTCCTTAATTACAAACTCTCCTCCTTCTGCTTCTTGAATTTCTCCATTAGGCAATTCAAAATCAATACCACCTTTTTCATGAGATGGCCCTCTTAATTTACCTTCTAATTTTTTAGCCATCTACATTAGCTCCAGCATAATAAGCTAAAACAGTACCACTATCTAATTCAATAGATGGAAAATATCCATAAATAGTTTCTTTAGCAGCAAACTCAATAGTTGCTGGAGCATCATCTATTCCTATTTGACATTCCGATGTATCTATTACTGCTGTTGCATGTACATATATAGCACAAAAAGGCCCAACATGCTCATCAGTATCATCTATCCATACCATTCCTGCATTTCCTAATTTTGCATTTTGCGCTTCTTGTACTGTAAATCTTTGTAAACCTCTTCTAAAATTGTCTGTTATTGACGATGCCATATTCCCTCCCTGCTCTAAGGACTGGCTGTCCGTGAATGAGCTAGTTAAATTTTATTATTGTCTTTAGTAGATTCGGGAGCTGCCCTTTATACGACAACCCCCATAGTTCTACAAAACTATTAAACCTTATTGATTTGGTTTATTCATTACCTGTAAATTAACTAAAGATATGAGTTGCTGTGCCATCACCGAATGTGTCGCCACTAAGAACCCATTTAGATTCTGATATACATTGGAATTTTATCATACCACCAATAAATCTTCCATCTGTATCTGCATCCATTGTTAAGATGTAGTCAGATGCTGCTGGAAAATTCCAGCCATCAGTATCTATACCTTCATTTAACGCTTTAACAGTTCCAAGATGGTCTTTATCATGTATTGCAACAACACCTTGATAAGTATCTGCATCTGAAGCAGCTGTTATAGTTAAAGTACCAGTAAAAGTAGTTCCTATGTGAAACTCGTATACTAAACCAGGTTCTGCTGCTGGAAGAGTAATTGCTATCCCAGCTGCCCTATTTAAATCATAAACTGTTCCTGAATCAGCTGCTAACACAGTATATGTTGCAACATCAATATTTACAATTTTTTGATTAGTTTCACCAAAACTACCACTATTTACATTTAATTTATCGCTTCTCATTATTTGTAACCTCCTACGTTATTGTTTCAAAGTTATACAAGCAATGTGTTTCTGGAAGAGTTATTTCAAGACCTGCTTCTGTAAGAATCATATCTTTTCTTAAATCTTCATCTGCTTGTTGAACGTTAGTTACAATATGAGTATCACGATTTAACCCATTTCCGACTAATGGTCTATAATGTATTTGACCCATGTCAACAATCATCATATATGCACTTGAAAAGCCTCTAAATAAAGGTTCTTTAACAAGATTTAAATCACCATGAATTGTGTTAACTGCAAGTATTTTATGACCATAAGAACCTTGAACATAGTCTTTATTAATGTCAAATCGTTGATAGTTAGCGCCATCATAAGTTTCTCTAAGCAAACCACCAGCTCCGAATTTGTTAAACAAACTCATTACAGGCATGCCAGCTAAAGCTAACTTTGCAGAAGAACCACCCCTTGCAGGGTCAAACAAAACTTCCATGTCAGTTAATAATCTGTCATAGTTAAATTCTGATTCTGCTAATGTTCTATTATATGCTACGCCAGGGGTATACGATAGATTTGCATCTCCAGAAGTTGGTGCAGAATTTGCAACTACATGTCCCACAATTCCTTCTGAATATTGTATACCGTCTTGTCTACTACGTTGACCAAAAAGCATTGCTCTTTCAATATCAACTTTATGTTCTCTTAGTTTAAGATTCCAGATTCTATTCCATTCGTTTGCATATCCTCTTAAATTGGTTGCAATCGCTGTATTTGTCATTTCGGCAGCTGTTTTAAAGATTTGAGTATAACCAAAATCATCATCAAGAGACTTTGACCATACATCAGGAGACCCTGTACCCTCTTCAAAAGAAGTACCTATGACTTGACATTTATCATTATTAGATAAAACATTATACCCTGTACTAAAATCAGAACTAGGTAATGAAATAATTCTACCTGTGAATGTGTTTGCTGAACCAGTATCAGTTACTGCGCTGTCAACTCTTACTGTAGCGTAAGCTGTACCAACTGCAGCGTCCAATACTTGAACTGCAAATACCATGCCTTTTTGTAACCAATTAACATCAGTTGCACTACCAGAACTTGAATCATCTACAGTAAATGCATATTGTGTTCCTGCAGATACTGCAGAGCCACCGTTTACATCAGCTGCTAATTCAAAACTTCTTGTAGTCCAATCGATTTTAGACCTATTTTCTAAAAATCTGAAAACAGGGTCATTGGTTGGCGATTTAGCCATTTTATTTAAATATACAAAAAATGGAGATTCATCTGGTGTTAATTCTGCTACTCTGTCACTAAAGTCGTATAAACGTCTTTGGTCAGGTGCTTGACCGTAATCAGCACTTGTCGCAGCAGCAGTTAAGTTTGTAGCTTTTAAGCTACCACTAGTTACTCCCATGTTACTCTCCAATTTAATCCTCTATCAGCTACACACATGTGTTTTCAAGTAGGATTTTGTTTTTATTTAATTAAAACTTCTGTCTACTTCCAGCATTTACAATCCCATCCCACATAGAGTCAATATCGCTTTTTCTTTCTGGCTGTTGACCATTAAGAACACCACCTTGTTGAGGTTGGCCTTGATTTTGACGTATCATGTCATAAGGATTGCTTTGCTGCTCTTGTTGTACCTGCTCAGGCTGTCCGTTTATAGCTTGCCACATTTTTAAATAACCGTCAATGCCATGTTCAGCAGGATTAGTATTGACAAATTCAACAAAAGATTCTTTTTGCTCTGGAGATAAACCCCTTTTGTCAAGTTCCATTTCAAGTTTGTTCATGCCAATATCTTTTTGCATTTGATTAACTTGATTTCCTACTGCTTCATTAACTTTCTGGTTAATTGTGTCAGCTTCTTCTTGCTTTCTAAACTGGTACGATTTAGATGATGGGTCATTATAGGCTTCCCATGGGTCAAACTCATCTTTATCCAATGCTATACGAGGTTGTTCAGTTTTTTGTTCACCACCCCCAGATACGTTGTCTTTTATTTTTTCAACAATATCTGGTCTTGATTCTAAAAACTTACCAATTTTTTCGTATTTTTTTAGATTTTGATTTTCAGAATATAGTTTATCTTTTTCAGATTGAAAATACTTAGCTTGAGATTCCCAATCAGAACCAGACTCTTCATTCTGGCCACCTCCTTCATCTTGCCCTACATTATCATTGATTTCACCTTCCATTAGATGTTCATTGTTTAATGCGTCCATTTATTTGTCTTCCTTTCTGCGCAATTTCTCTTGTTCATTTTGAGCGTCACTACGTAAACGTAATTTCTCTGTTTGGAGTTTAACTGCACTACTTAGGTTATTGATTGATTCTTTTGAATTATATTTTTCATCTAATTCAAATTCTTTAAGTTTTCCTTTAAATTTCTCAACTTCAGTTTTCTTACGTGAAGAAATTGATTCACGGTGTGCTGTTTGTAAATCACCTGATAGTTTTTTAATTTGTTCTTGAGCGCCAGCTAATTGTTGCTGTAATTGATTAACAATATCAGTTCTTTGCATAACGCCTTCTTTGTCAAAAATTTCTGTTTTCTTTAATGCTTCTGTTCTATCTATAAGACCAGCTTGATATGCTTCCATATAAATATTCCATTCACCCCATTTATTAGATGGCATTGTTGAATTACCTATTACTCTTATATCATATTGGCCTATAACTAAATCATTTTCTATTGTTTGCAATTCATTGCTTTTATCATCATATATTCTTTTATTAACAGTATATTCAGTTAAATCATTATTAGGCTGCACTATTCTAAATGTTTTTCTAAAATTATAATGAGTTTTAGCTAAATTGTAAACAACTCTTCCTAATCTTTTTAAACTTCCTTCAATATCTCTTAATTTTGATTTACTTCTTCTTTGTCCAAAATCTTCCAACATCATTGTAGCAGAAGATGTTTTAGGAGCAACTTCAGTATTACCTTGCATCATTTCAAAAATACCCATATTTAAATCGATATATTTTTCAATCATTTGTGGTAATTGCATAATTGAATTTGCTAATGGTTGTGGTGAAGGAAAATGAGGCTCTCCAAATGACGGGTCATATTCTATTGTGGCATTTGGGTTTGCCCAATCACGTTCAAGTTCTTCAATATCTTCAACGCTTCCATTGGGAATAAGTAATTTTAGGCCTGACGATGCTTGTGCGTGTGATGTTATAAGAGACATAGTCTTATTTAAGAACCTCTGAAAATCTTTGTTTTTCCTTACGTCACTCATAGGATAAGGAGTATTTGTCCAAACATTAGGAATAGGTACAATAGGATACTTATCAGTATCTAATACCATTTCATACAATACTATTTGACCTAAACTACAAGTAAGTTTTATTCTAGTTTGTGGAACTTCTACAACTTCTAATAACCCCTGTTTCATTGCTTCAAGCATTTTCTTTTCTGCAAGAAATAGTTCCATGTTTTCTTTATCTAATATTCTTTCTTCACCATTTTGCTTATTTAATATTCTGTAAAAAGATACTTTAATTTTTGAAAAACTTTCAATTAGTTGATACTTTTCAGAACCTTCACCCCTATCGTAGTCCTTAACATAATCTGGAGTAAACGAACCCATAGTTCTTTCATTAGAGTTAGATGGATATGTTTCATCATTGTAGTATGGGTCTATATCATCTATAAGCATTTTACCATTTTCTTGTTTTTCTGATAATTGTGGATATAAATCTAATAATTGAAATTTTGTAAGTATTGTAGAAAGCATCATCCCAGTTGCATCATCAAAATATCTATTTCTTGAATTTGGGTCTACTACAACTCTAAATGGGTCAACATATGTAAATTTAACTTCACCCCTGCCATAGTCAGCTTCTCTATCTATATATGCATAAAAATATCCTAGGCCTGTTACAGTATAGTCATGTATAGCTTGTTTAAAAACTTCATCACCATCTGATATATCCCAAACATATTCTAATATAACTTTCCAAACATTAGCTAATTTGTTGTCTGAATCTTCCCTACCTACTGCAGCAAATTTAGGTGGCTTGGATGTTATGATTGCTTTAAATTGTTCTATGGCTGCGTATAATCTGTCTATTGGAACATTTGATTGATTTCTTTCTTCTAATGCTCTTTTTTCACTATTAGTAAAATGATTACCTAAATAGAAATCAATGTCTTCTCTTGCCTGCTGCTCCCATTCTTTTCTAGCATCATGCCATCTGCGCCACAGCTCTCTAATCTCTTTAACTCTTTTATCTTCTGTAATCATAACTCCAAATATAAGAATATTTTAATATAAAAATCAATACCTTGTCCCAGTCATCCAATTATAGCGTTTTTTAGGCTTAACCCATTCATCGCCACGTTTTTCTTTTTTTGCAGTCCCAGCTTTTTTATTTCCTCTAGCATACTGCGTTGAAAGCCAAAAAGCATCAATCGTATCATCGTGTGAGCCTTTTGGAAAATCTAATAATTCACCAATAAATTCATGCATATTCTTTTTTAAATGAACAGCGCCAGCTTTAAACATAGGTTGAAGTCCTTCAAATAACCTATCTTTTTTCTTTTGATTACCATAACCTTTAATACCCTGCTCAATACCTGGTAAAAATTTTCCTTCTTTTTTACTACGCTTATAAACATAATCTCTTAACATCTCTTGATATGAGATTGTTTCAATATTTATTCGTTTAAGTGGTTTATATCGTTCTGCAATTTTAAATATTTCATCGGCACAGTCCATCGGCAATACTCTTTTTCTCCAATATTCAATAATGTAATAATCATAATTGGAAGTAACACCAATAACCATAATAACACTATAATCGTTCCTAGTAGAAATTGTTGAAGCTGGGTCAACACCCATGTAAATATTAACATATTCAATACTCCCATCATCTAATTTAATATACCATGAATTATGTTCATCACTAAACCTAATATTGCCAGAATAAAAATTATCAACTATATCTTCTTCGTTAAAAATTTGGTCTTCTGGCGATTTTGCTTGGTTCATATACTCTTGATAAAATTTAGCAGGAGTACCAGAATCAATATAAAATTGTTTTCTTTCTTCTAATTTAGTTAAAGGCCATCTTGAAGGCCATAATGGAACACCACTATCTAATATTGCTTTATATGTAGTTAAATTCCAAGAATATTCTTCTCCAGTTTTTTGTGCATCATTATATCCTTTAACTAATCCATTTAAAAACGAATCATAATGAACAATTGTTCCATTGCACCATAAAAATCCACCTTTATCAAAATCAATAGCAGGATATACTGCAGCTGTTACCCAGTTTTTAATTTGAGTACGTGCTTCTGGAGTTTTTGTATTTAACTCAGATTCAAAATCATCAAGTATAATTCCAGTATATCTAGTAGATAGCTGTTTTTTACCCCTAAGACGCTGAGATGCACCTTTTGCAATCATTCTACAGCCATTTTTTGTGGTAAATTCTGTTTTAGTCCATTTATCTCCTTGCAAATCACCAAAATAATAATGAATTGCAGGATTTTCATAAATATGGTTTTGTAACCATGCAAGGTTATCTATTGCCTGGTCTTGTGCCTCGCCAACCCAAGCGATAAATTCTGGGCTTTCTTTTGTCGCAAATAAAAACCTATGTAATACAGCACATGCTGCTAAAGTTGATTTTGCGTGGTCACGAGGCAAAACCAAAGCTAATTGTTGTATATCTCTATTGATTAATTTTTTTCCTACTTCTACGTGGAAATCAGGGGTAGCTGATGCTAAAAAATCTTGAGGGGAAAATAATTTACCAAAAACTATTAAGTCTTCGTGTGCCATCTTTAGGACTTTCTCTTTTTCAGAGATATTTCCATTAAGATTTAAATTAGCCATTAATCACCAACTATTAAATTATATAAATATCTAAGTGGTTTGCCTGAATAATTAAGTTCTTTAATAATATCACCTCTATTTTCAGATGTTAGTGTATCTGAAAAAGCAGGATTTTTTGTAACTTCTGATATTAAATTAACTAAATTTTGTATTTGTTTGTCTTTTGTAGGATAACCAGGTTCATACCTTAAAATTTCTCTTGAATCACCACCTTCTGTTTGTGCGCCATATAAATAGTTAGTGCCACCTCCAAAAGGAGTCATCCCACTTCTTTGTAGTTGAATTGTTTCTGGGTCTATTTGATTTGCTAAGTCATCAAGAGATGTTAACTCATCTATTTGCGAATGTGCATTTTCTACTTTACCACCATGTCCATACATCATTTGCATTTTTTGTTTATAATTCATTATAATTCCATTCCGTTTCTGGTGTAGTACACCAATAATTGTTATTTAAGTTCAAAATGAGGTAAGTCTTTGAATCCTGTATCTTTGACTTCTGTGTCATTATCCCAATCTCCTCCCCATCTAATTGTTATTCCCATTGAAGATGCTATGCCTTTAACAAAACCAGCAAAATAATACATTCTGTCAGTATCATTCCAATCAACAGGATAAGGAACGACATCCACAGCTTTACTTGGAGAAGCATTATGTCTACCTTTGGGGTATTTAACTTTTGATTTACCTTCATTAAAATATCTGTTTTGAAGTTTTTCACCTCTATGCCCTTCAAGAACGGAACAATCAAAGTGTTTAACGACTTCGTTGAATAATTTTTGTAAGTCTTTTTCACAGGTTTCTAACCTTTCCCTAGACCTTTTCCCAAATTTAGCCATATTAAGCTTGTCCTCCAGATTTTAGCCACGTATTTTGCTTGCTAATATACACCAATTTATCTTTTAAATCAAATTCACATTCACATCTAGGACACATCCATCCTGCTGCGACATAAGTATCTTCTTCTTCAAATAAAGCAACACGCTTAGAAAATTTGTCGTTATAATGCAAGTCAAAGCCACACATTGGGCAAGGGTCATCGTTATTTTTCTGTTTCTTTTTCGCCATGAGCAACTAATTCCTTATTTTTGCCTCCAATAGCTTCTAATTGCTCTGGAGTGAAGCCAGTCCATACAGTCAATTGTTCTTGTTTCTTTTCTGTGTTGAATAATCCTGATATTTTTGCTAGCGAATCTAAAGCTTTTAGTCTATCGCTATCTCTTTCGCTAATTGAAGCAATATCTTTATATAATCCAATAATCCAATTTGGCGTTGCTTCTTCTTCATCAAGTATTTTTTGTATTTCTTCTTTTACCATGGTTCTAATGTTCTCCTGTTTAAGTAATGAACTAGATTTTCTTTGAATATATGTGTCTTTTTTAGCGTTAGGGTATAATTTCTTGTAAGCCTCTATAGGATTTGCGCCTTCTTGAGATAAAACGCCTTTTGCAATATACCTAGCAAATAAGAAATCTTTGTTTTTTCGTTTATTATCCTTGCTATAAGTTGTTTTTGCTCTATTGTTTCCTGAAAAAGCATAAATATTATCAGCAATACCCTGCTCGCCTAACATTTTGTGGCATTTTTTCTGTATAACATAACTACCACAAACAGTCCTAACATAATCTTTACTGCGTTGGTCAACCTTTTCGTAGATTGTTCCACGTTTAAGTATTTGACAAACATGCATATCATCAGTATAAACCCATTCATCTTGTTTTCCTTCTCTCCAATTGTGAGTTACATCACATTCAGGATAATGAATTTTAAATTCACTAATGTTATCAAACAAAAAATGTTTTATACCTCTTATTTCTTTGAAATCCATAAAGTAATATAAAAAAAATTTTATAAAAATAAAACTTATATGCGTACTATAGAGTATATATATAGAGTATATACTATAGAGTATATATATATAGAGTACTAATCAAATAGAGAAAAAGAAATTAATAATAAAGAAAAACCCCAACTTGAAAAATAGGGTTAGAATGAGTGTGGGTATTGTTTTATACACGTCCCCCCCGTTAGTTGTCCTGCGCCCCCCTCGGATTTGGTTGAAATTTGAGTTAAAATTATAATTATTGTATTGTTTTTAGTTAATAAGAGATGAAAAGCAAACGCCCCTTAAGAGAGGGGCGCTTTACTATCTTTCTTTGTGTTGTGTGGGTTTATTGTGGGATAGTGGCGAGTATATTAACAGGCAACAACGCTTTATTATATGCATACATAATTACATCATTAACTCTTGATGCTTTACATAAGCGCGCTTCATCATTATTAATTAAACTTATAGAGTAGTCTATTCCTTCATTCTCTAAAGCGCAATACATTGCTTTAAACGTTGAGAATATAATATTCGTATCATCTAAGTCATTAAACGTTATATCTTCTACTCCTTCATTCGTAGTTAATACTATCTTTATATTATGCATTTTCTGCTCCCTCCTCTGCTAAGGGTTCAACATTTTCAGTATCTAATAAGTCTTGTAATTTACTAGATATATCTTGCGCATCACGTTTAGCGCTTCTTGCTCTATCATACGCTTCTTCAGCGCTGTAAGTATCAAGATTTTCTAAATCACTTTGTACCTGTGAACAATAATCCTGAGCATCATCACATGACATATAAACATCATCAATATCATTAATTAATTTATTTATCACGTGCTTTTCAATTAATACGTGTGTTCCTGTATTAAATGTTTTATATCCGTTTTTCTGCTCATCTTCTAACTTTTTAATATCCTCAGTTAATTTATTATTGTCTTGTTGTTGTTGCTCGATTTCACTCTGAAAATCTTTAACTTGTTTCAAAGTGTTTTCTAATATATAATTAACTTCATCGTATTTTTCTTTTAAGTTCATTTTTATTACTCTCTTTCTGTGTTTTGTTTTGTTTTGTCTTGTTCTTTCAAGCCTTGCTCGTATAATACTTCATCTATTACATTTTCAATTATTTCTTCACCGATTATATATACATACATATTTACAACTCTTTCTGGCTCTGATAAATCTGTATATACTTCTCCAAAATTATCCATTTCATAATCTTTAATAAAGCCTATAATATTAAATACTTCATCTTCGCACCATTTACGTGCTTCATATCTTCCAATTATATAATAATCTGTATTAAATATGTCGTGATGTATGTCATATATATCATTTTCGTCAATATAATCAGCGTTATATTTTAATGCGTGCATAATATAATCTTTTGCGTGTTCTTCTATTTCATCAACTTTAAAGTCCATTTTATTTATCTCCATTTTTTAATGTTTCTATTTCTTTGGCTTGGTCTTCTACAAGTTCATGATAATCTTTACACGTTTCAACTCTTTTTTCAAGTGCTTTGTGCATTTCCTCACATTTATCTTTTAATGTTTCTATTTCTTCGGCTTGGTCTTCTACTAATTCATTTAAGCCCTTTATTTTATCAATGTAAAATTTATTATCAGATAATACACCATATTTATCTAATTTAATTAAATCTCTTATAGTTTTAACGCCTTGCGCCGTGTTGTCTGTTGGTATTACTTTTATATCTTGTAAGCTTGTAACGCCTTTAAATATTTCTAGTGCATCAGACAATTTAATATCTAGCCATTTAATCCCTACTTTACCATTACCAACGCCAAACCTATGCGCAACTTCAATATATTTTTCATCTGTTAATTTTACTGCGAACGTTGTACTCATTTTATTTATCTCCGTTTGTTCTGTGTTGTCTTGGTAAATATTACACATATTAATTAATAATACAAACACATTTTTTATAATGATTAATTATTTTTTATGTTGTTTGATAATGTGATTTGTGCCTAATTTATTACATGATAAAAACAAAGAAAACCTACCAAAAGAAAAAGAAAGTTACATTTAAGAAAGTATCCACACACGGAATTAAGGCGTGTCATCAAGCTATCAAGCAAAAGAAAAAACTCACAAAAAAAGACATAGAAGACAGAAAAAAAAGATTACAACAATTTAACTCATGGTTCAAATAAGGAGAAATATATGTGCGATTGTAAAATGTGTATAGATAGGCATGAAGAAAAGAGAAAAGAAGAAATCAATAAAATTAAACAAGCTAAGAAAAATAAAGAATTTTATGTTAGTCCATCAATAGTTAGTCCTGATAGAATGACAGAATTATTTATAATGGCTTTAAAAGATGTTTTGGATAATGAAAATAAATAACAATAGGAGAAAAGAAAGATGCAAATACCTCAAACAAAAGTAATAGCTGATAAAAAACCTACATTAAAAGAAATGCAAGAGTTTGTAGGTGGTTACATACAAGTAGTAAATGGAGTAGATGGTTCACAAATAATAATAAATGAAGAAGGTAAAATACATGGCCTACCAACAAATGTTGTTGCGACTACATTCTATCTAGGAGAAGATTGGGACGATGATACAAGCGCAATGGTTCATGATGTATTAGTTGGTAATGCAATGATATTAAAAGGTAAAGCGAGGTTATCTTAATGGGAATGGACGTACATGGAATAAATCCAAAGGAAAATAAATCAATAGAGGAATTTCCAACATACAATAAAATCAAGAAAATGAGAGACAATGACCAATGGAAAGAAAGCTGGGAATTACTTGATGAAAACACAGACATAAAAGAAGCGTTTCATAAAGAAATGGACGAGTATGAAAATATTAATTGTGGTGTATATTTTCGTAATAATTGTTGGTGGTGGCGACCTTTATGGGACTATTGCAGAAGCGTAGCACCTCACTTAATTAACGAGGAATTACACGGAGCAGGACATCACAATGACGGAGCAGGACTTGATGGTAAAGGAGCAAAGGAACTAGGTACAATATTACTAGGAGAAATTGCAAATGGTAACACAATAAAATATCAAGCTGAATACCAACAAATGCAAGATAGCAATGATGACGAGTGGGCAAGTCATTATCCATTTGATATTGAAAACGTAGCGAGATTTGCTGAGTTTTGTATCCAAAGTGGAGGCTTTGAAATATGCTAGATGCAATAGTAATAATATTCTTACTTTATTTATTTGTTGTTGTAGTTACTACTATAATTGATAGTATAGATAAATAGGATAAAAGGATAGGCTAAGTAGCTGAGACAAGGAGCGTTACCTTGCTATCCTCAAATAAAAAGGAGAAAAAATGACAAATAAAGAAATTGCAGACGACTTAGAAAATGTTTTATTTGATTTGACTAATGGAGAAATCTATGAAGCAATGAAATATTTAGGCGATATAATTACAACCTTAAAAAAGGAGAAAAAATGATACAAAGCGTAAAAGACATAGATAAAATAGTAAGATGGGCAGTTGATACAGATTTAAAGAAATTTGCAGAAGATGCCTATGGAGTAACAGGAACAGCGTTTGATGTTGCAAGTGAAGAAGATTATTTAAGAGGCAAATTTAGGCAAATGCAATCAAATTTTATTGCATGGCTTGGTGGATTAAGTCGTAATAATAGAGATAGATTAAAAAGAGCAATAAACAGAGAAGGAGAAAAATGAACCTAGACACAACAATAGTACAAAGTAAAACAGCAAGGGAATTAATTGATTTTATTGATGAACTAATAGATATAATAGATGATAAAGAGCATTTTACTATTGATACTAAAAATAAATATGATAAAATAAAGAAAGAGCAAAGAGTTGCTTTGGGCATTGATAAAGCAAGAAGAAATCACTATTAAATAAAAGGAGAAAAGTAATGGGAAAAGTTAAGGAGATGTTAAAAGAAGAAAAGTATCTTGATGAATTACTTAAATATCAAGAGGCATACAATATCCTGATGGATTATTTTGATGAATGGGATAGTGAAACTAAATTCCTAGTACATAGGAAATTGGAGAAAATAGGCTTATGAGTAAAATAAAAGAATATTATGATTTAAGTAATTGGGAAGAAGTGCCTACGGAAGATTTATGGGAAGATGGAGAAATGAGTGAAAAAGATGTTAAAGAAGAAATATTTTGGAGAGTTATAACAATGGGTAATTGGAGATTAATAAGGAGAAAAGAAAAATGATGGGAGAAAAGGAGTTTTTTGATAGAATAAAGAAAGCTAATAAATACTTGACAATGGAAGAAAGGTCATTGGTATGGGAATTAACTAAACAACTAACAAAAGAAAGATGGAGGGGCGAAGATGAAGAATTCTTATCTTTATAATTGCAGAGGTTGTCAAAAACCTGATAAGGAAAATGTAAGAGTAAGTCCAATAGAATATCATATGTGGGCGAGAGCAGATGCTTATGGTATTTACACAGGATTATATTGCGATAAATGTTACAAGAGTAATTATCCATACAAAAAATACAGATACCATGATGAATCATATTGTGGAGAAAGGTTAGAACCAAATGAATAAAGCAAAAGACATAGGGAATAAATGTGTGTATTGTTTTAAAGATACATCAGCTATGAGTGGTAGATTTGTTAATAGAATACCAGCATTAACAGATGATTATGAGGGATATTTGTGCTATGATTGTCAATATAAATATGAGGAGGAAGATGATGATATGGATTTAATTGAAGCATTAGAAAAAAGATTTAGCTTACATGATGTTGATATGATTTATAATGTTTTAGACGAATTTTCAAATGTAGACACGAAACAAGGAGAAATCACATTTCTTGATTTCTTAAATAAAAGGGATAAAAAGAAGATAATAGATGAAGATGTAAGTGCTGAAATCCAAATATTAAAGAAAATAAAATGAGAAAGTCTGAGACTAGCGACAATAAGTAAAAATAATATAAAATTATTGTTGTATGCTAATATTAATAAACATTATCTTTACATATCAAACGTAAAGAAGAAAGGTAAAGTTTGGAAAAAAATAAAACATCTTATTTAATAAAAGACATAGACAAGGCAACGTGGAA